TGTGCATCCACGCAGACCCACTCATTCGTTGAGATGGGTTTTTTTGTCCACCCCACTTTTGGTCTCTCGTAGTATAGTGTCCCCACCTCTTCCTCCTCATTCCATATCTCCACCCTCGCATGGGTGTCATCTTGTCGTGTAACCTTGGGGATAAATAAAGTTTTCCACATGTTTGGAACATATAAAAAATTATACAAATGTGAATAAAAACCCCTCTGACAATATGACAATGTGGATAACTTTGTTGAGAAATATTTGGATTTGTCAAAATGTCAGGGGAGTGTTAGATGGGGGATAATCCCCTCGACACATATTTCCCCACTTTTCCCCACCACTCATTCCCACATTTTACCACCACTATTGTTGTTCCTGATAGTATAAAGACCACTTTTTCCCCTCTCCTGATAGTGCCAGGACCAGTTTTTTTAGTGTTATATTTTCCAGCAAAAAAGGGATAGTTAGGTGAAAGGTCGGGGGAGTGAGTTTACGAACCTTTAATCTTCAACGAGTTATGTTTTAGATGACCCCTCATGTGGTGGTTATTACAGTCCCCTTCAACGAGAACATCTCATATATGGTGGGAATTTGTGGGGATAGTCAAGTTATAACTTTACCCTATGGGTATGAAAGTAAACTTATATCTTTACCCCTTGTAAAAGTTTATGGTTATAACCGAATAATCATCACGAAGTGTAGTCTTTTTCGGTTATACCTGAAAACTATTCCATCACCATCTCACATTGTTCATTCATTAGTGGGGGACAACCTATAAGGTGGGGGATTTGGAGAAATTTGATGGTTCTATATTTTTCCAAAACTCATAAAAAATTGTAGATTTGGATAAATTGATATTTATTCATATGGAAACAAGAGTTCTGTACGGATTGATTAGAAAGATTATAATGCCTAAGTACCCATGGATTGATGACTTTGTTTGGACTACTCGTTTCTATGCGGGCAGTCAGTACTATAATTTGGAGATATGGGTGGATCCTAAGTCTTACGGAAATTTACCTGATAGGGTGGAAAGAGATATACAAGAGGATGTAACCACACTTTTTAGATCAGTTGGTCCCCCATCAGGTGTTTATTTTGATGATGTAACTATCTTTACTAAGGATTAGACGATTATACAACAAGAGAGTGAATGAAGGACCATCCACGGAACGTTAGTGTAGTGGATTGTTTTTGGTCCGAAATGAACGAACTTGGTGGATAATCTATTTGTGGTGATTATACGTGGTGATAATAGGTTCTTGGTATTCGATTGCAATAAAGTTGTACACCTCATCATATGGAAAATCTTCTTTGTCTGCAATAAGTTGTGGATGTATATCATCTATGGTCATTGATATTACATTACCTGCAAAACTTCCTAATGACATTGATTGTCCACGGCTTTTTTGACTTTGAAGTTGGAGAGTTGCATAGTTAAGAGAGTCTTCGAAAGCTTGAGTTAACTCGTGCATAGAAACCCTTCTTTTAAGGAAAGTATTTTCATTAATCCCCATCATTTGTTTGATCCTATTTGTCTCTTCATGCAAGTTCATAAGAATAAATATTTATCTTTGTATTATGGTAAGTCAGCTACAAAAAGTATGTGAAAGAATTATAGTCCCTCAGTACCCTGAGATCGACCATGTTGAGGTCGAACAGTTTGGTCTGGATGGTGGATATTACCGTGTTAATTATTACATGAAAAAGGATTTCGCGACTCGTGAAGACTATATCAAAATAGTGGAAGATACCATAAGTTTATGGAGAATGTTAACCCCCGAAATTCTTGGTGATATTTTTGTAGACTTTAAATTGATTGACGATTAAAATCTAGTACGGTCGACACTTCCCCTGTCCATCCGTCGGCTAAGTAACCGTTCTGTAAATTCTTAATTGCGTAAATTGCTTCTGACTCCGAATCAAAATGGATTGCGGTTTTATAACAGTCTCCTATTCCACAAACCATTTCTTTTATTGTATACCACCTTTCCCAAAAGAATAAAAACTTCTTTTTAACTTGTATGGTATATCGTTCTGATTTAATATTACACTTTTCATAATATGTGTGCTTGATCACTCGGAATATTGGAAGATTTTTCATCTCCTAAATTTAGTTAATCTGTAATTTGAAAGAAAGAATAATTGTTGTATTTTTGCAAAATGGAGAAGTTAGTGTTCGAATATCTCAGTGGATCCAATCCCGACGTTTATATCAAAAAGACAAAGTTTGGTCATTGTATTTGTGTCCCCGATAAAAATATGCAATGGTTTCAGTTGGAGGACATCTTGATCAAGAAAATTCAGTCCATGTTTTCATGTTCAGAGAGGGTTGCAGAAAGATTGGTTGATGTGTGGGTCAATAGCCGACCTGTATATGGTGAAATCACTAATTCTACTAACGTGACTGTCTTAGTGAGCAAAATGGATTAAGCGAAAAATGTGAAAAGGATTAGTAGGTACCAGCGAATGAATTTTTCCATGTGACAAAAATAAGAAAAAAATAAATTGAATTCAAATATTGTTCCGTATATTTGCAAGTAAATTCGTATACAATGGTCAAGACATTCTTTGTAACAGGTATATTCTGTTTAGCGTTTAAAATCACAGGTTATCCTGTAACAGGTCAAATCTTTGTATTTGTTTGGTTGTGTGCTTATCTATTGACCAAGCTTGGTAAGAATAGACGCCAGGATCAATTCTAATTACATTGTATCGTAAAAGGAAATACTGTTTTTTGGGTATTGTTGTGATACGTCTTGTCCCGAAATGATATCACTTATTCTTTTGATTTCTTTATTTGGTTTGTCCGCCAAATAATCCTCAGGTCTTTTGTTCTTCTGATTGATCCCCCATAGTATCTGATTGTATTTTGCGTCCACAAGTGTCTTCTGATCTCTTTGCCATTGGTCGACAAGATCGGGTCTTAGGTTTCTCATGGCTTTGAATATATGATCTTGGGTGCCAGCTTCAGGGTTACGTAAATTGTATAATGTAATTAAATTGGAAAAGTCACGTGGATCAGAGTATTCCCCCGTCATCGGATCTATTTCGGGTTCACACATCTTTCCTGTGCTCAAATCCATACATTGGGTGATGTATATGATCCCGTCATTCAGAAGTTTTTTGAAATCAAAATAGTGCCTTTCCATACTCATAAATATAAATCAATCTATTTATAGATAGTATGAAATATTTGATCACAGAAGATAGATTACAAGCAGTATTCAATAAGTACATGGATGTATTTACTTGGGAAGTTGAAGACTTTGGTGACATTGCCGTATTCGGTAACAGAATGAGATATTTTGATACATTTGAAGACTACCTATCTATCAATCCTCACTTCTTGGAAAAGATGATAACACTCTTCGGTGAAAGAGCAGGCGATCTAATTATGGATTGGTTTAATAATAACTTTGAGTGGGAGTCACACCCAGCAACTGATTGGGGTGAAGCAGACTTCTACGATGAAGAAGATGATGATGTTTACTAACTCTTCTTTACGTGATTGAATTCGAAATCAATCAAGGAATCTTTTAAATCTAAGTTATCGTAATAACTTGGTAATCTATTTCCTATAAACTCTTTGAAGTTTCTCACCAAATCACTTTTTACGGATTTTTCGATTTTTTCTTTCGTAATACCAGGAAGTTCTCCCTTAAGATAATTCTGAGGTGTGTCGATACCTACATTTCCTCTCCTTATTTTCACATCAACAATATCCACTTGGATTATTACTTTATTGTCTTTTTGGATTACGTCCTTGATTTTGTATTTGATTTTGGTTGGGACCTCAGGTTCCTCTCCTTGTATTCTTGGCCAACTTGCATCACCCCATGTTTTGGAAAATTGAGCTCTCTTCTTTTGTAGATCTTCTCTTGAACCTAAAAGTCGTTCTCTTTTGCCGATCATCAACTCTTCATGATTCAAACCATTTCTGAGTTTTTTCATCTCGTCAGGATTCACAAGGTAAACAGGAACTTCAAGATTTTTATCCCATCTCGTACTCAGTTGAGTTGGATCTGAGTTGTATATTTGTCTTGCAGTTGAAGAAGAATAACGATCTACGACTTCGTACCATCTTCCTTCTTTGTTCAAAAATATTGGATACCATCTATAAGATAAAACAACATAAATTGGAATTCCTTTTCTATCTTTTTCCCATAAGCCCTGTAAATTAGATCCTTTGAATGGTAACATTGCTTTGGTGTACTGATAAGCATTTGGGTTCGTCGTTGTTTTACCCGCTAAGGTTCTTGGATCGATGATATCTTCAGGACCTAAATCTTCCCATTTTTTTGTTTTCTTTCGATTGGCAATGTAGAGTTCGGTATAATACTTTTTAAGACCTTCTTCCATTCCCATATAAGTCAAAGTTCTACCGATAAGCTCTTCTATCTCACTTCTCGTTTTGTATTTCGGGTTTTCTTTACGTAATGAATCAACGTAATTAAAAATCTTAACTGCGATTTTGGGTATTCTTTCGAGTTGTTCTTGTTCCTCAATCACATCTCTACCCAAGAACTTCTTGAGTTCCTTTTTCAACTCCTGAAAATCTTTGTAGTCAGAATCGTAGATATAATTTTCGAGATCTTTGATAGTACGGAAACCAAGTGCTTTTAATGCACCTTTATTTTCTTTAACATCGGCAAGGAATTCTTTCACCCCATTAGAGGTTGGAGCTAATTCGTTAATTTTCCCTTTTGTAAATTGTTCTAATTTTCTTTTCACTTCTTCGTCGTTACCCTTGTAAATTATCTTTGACAGGTATTTGTCTAATGGATAAATATATTTGGTTAGTACTCTTTCCTCAAGTTCATCATTTTTTTCGTAAGGTTGATCTTTGAAATCAGGATCCAAATATGAGTAATTGAAAGGTTCTATTCTATACCTTGTGGCTAATTTGTTTCTATCCAAAACAAATATGACATTAAGATCTTTAGGCATTTCCCAAGAAGATCCTATACTGATACCAGGTTGGAAGTTTTTGTCTCTCGTAAATGAAACCGCAGATTGGTTTTTGGTATCTCTTAATCTCTTATCTTTTTGTAGATAATCATCATCAGGTAAACTACCTCTCAGTTTGTTTTGATTGAGTATTGATATTGCTCTTTCCTCAGAGGTGTGATGATACAAGGGAGAACCACCTGCAACGTCTTCTATCTTCTCATGAATTTTATTTTTATTCATGATTATAAATACCGCCAACTATTTTCCTCGTAACCAAATAATTCAAATTGTTTTTGAAAACTATTGTAGATTAATTCTGCCTCTTGTTCGCTATAATTGTAGGAGTTTCCTTTTGTTTCTTTATTGAAAATGTTATTAGTCACAACTCTATCCCACTCAGACCTGAACTCCTCGGATTCATTATGTTTTTTATTTATGAATGGTATTTTCATCAAATCTTCCGCCAAATTCTCGTATTTTACTACGTACTTGGGTGGTTTAATTTCCGTGAAAACTTTCTCAAATCCAAAGTGATATGACATTCCACCGTAATCTGGCACGTATTTTTGTAAAAATTCAAGAAAGGATATGTGACAGTCACCCGATCCACTACAATCATTTTTAAGGAAAAGTGAGTAATAGTAGCTTTTCATTCTTGTATAAGGATTTCTTACATTCAATATTAAATCATAATGAAAAAATGTTTGAGGTATGTTCCATTCGTGGCGTAACCCTTGTGAAAACTCTCCATTGATGTTTTTGTTTGGTACACATGTTTTATATTGATTACCTTCAAATATCTGTACTTCCCAAAAATTTAATAGTTGACCGACTGTCCTTGTAGCAGTTCTTTCAGGTAGAATCCAAACTGTTTTTTCGGAGTGAATAAAATTCATTTCTTTTCTTCTTTTGGTGGTATTCTGAAATTCATGACTCTTTTACCATTTACGGTTGGCATCCCATATTCGTCAACCCCTATTGTTTTCACAATAGTTTTTTTGTTTTTGAATCTCCCTGTAAGAATTAAATCCCCTATCTTTATGGGGATAAAAATACCAACAGAATCATTTTTTTTCATATTTATAATTATAACACATTTCTATGCCAGTTGAAGGGAATGATATGATGAAAAGATTTATTCAGAAGTTGGTCAATGAATTGATCAAACAGAATGAATTTATGGACCTAAGTAAGGTAAATGTTTTCTTCGTTTTTGGGTCCAAACATAGAACCGCAATGTGTGATTGGGTTTATGGATTGAAAGTGTATACTGATCTACCAACTTCGGTTAGAAATGAAGTTGTAAGAAATCTTCAAAACAAAATCAAAATGAAAACCCAAAGATCACTACAAACATCTATATGTTGTACTGATGTTATATTTGCTGAGATTTCCGAATTATAATATTTGCTCTGTGTAAAATATCTACCGAGTCGAACCAAGGGTTTTTATATGATTTCCAAAGAGAAACTTTTTCGTTCTCAGGATTATCAAACCTTTTCAATAGGGAAACGGCTTTTTTGAAATCTCTAACATTCCAAGTCAATTCTTTTTTCGGAATTCCAAAAATGAATCTAAGTATTTTTCTATACAATCTCATTTTATAAAATTCATCTCTTTTCTTTAAAAGGAAAGATTAATTAGTCCTTGTATGATTCAACCTCATGTTCGGGATTTTCTTTCATAAACTTTCTAATAAGATAACCCGCAAGTGAATTAGCATGATCTTCACTCTCTCTTTCTGTTTTATTTAAATTCTGAGGGTCTTGTTCCTGTAAGCTGTGAACCCATTCGTGTGCTAAAGTTCTAAGAATATCAATTAAAATCCTACTTTTGGTAAAAACAACTAACTTTCCATCAAAGTTTTTACCTGTGGTAACGGATTCGTTTCTCTTGTCTTGAAATACGATAACTAAATCCCTGTTCAATGGAGCATTGTCTTGAAGAAACTTCAAGAAGTCCAATGTTATCCCAACTTGGTTTGGTCTTAAATTTTGTCTTATTTTCTTTAAAGCTAATTTCACAACTATAAATAGATGTAATTCATAACTTCTTCATCTTTGTAGTATTTCAATTTGTCACCGAAATTCAAAAATGATCTGTTTTCTAATTCATCCCACATCCAATCTCGATAACCCAAATCAATTATTCTTTGATGTATTTTTTGATCGAAGTGATCTTTTATCAGTCGTGCTCTTCTGTTGATGTCAATAACATTATTATCAACAGTACTATTTCTGTTATTGTATTGGAGATAAAGTAGTTTTTTTATGTGTATGAATCTAGTCTCCAAGAAAGTTCTTACTATCAGTTCAAAGTCGTCTGCAACGGGGAGCCTTTTGTTGTGTCCACCCACCTTAAAGTATACGTCTCTTCTCCAACTCCTCACATGATTCGGCATCGAAAAATTATATCTAATTGAAAGTGGATTGATATCTGAATATCGATGACTCAGAAACTTATTACCCTCGACTTCAATCCATTGGTGAATTCCATAACCACAGTTAAAAGCATTTTCAGGGTTTGCATATCCCTCTTCCCCCCATATACCAGTATAATATTTCATCTCACCATCGTCATATAGTTCGCAAACCTCTGAATACATGAATCCCGCATCAGGATACATTTTCGATGCTTTGTCAAGATCTTCTAAACAGGTAGGAATCAGATAATCATCGTGATCAAGTTCTACGAACCATTCTCCATCACTAAGATGACAAGCTCTGTTCTTCGCTAACCCAACGATTCCACCACTTATTGGAGAAATTTTGAATGGTTTAACTCTGAAGTCTTGGGATGCTATCTCTTGAATTTTGTCCCATGTGTCCTCATCAGGTGAGTCATCAACTATTACCCATTCCCAATCAGTATAAGTTTGATTTGAAAGACCCTCATAAGTTCTGTAGATTCGATCTCCTGTCTTATATGTTGGTGTGAATATTGAAAACTTTGGCCTGATCTCTGAGGAGTTTTTAAAAGTAGTCTGGCAGACAATTACGTTTGCGAGAATGTTATCAGGAATCATTTCCTGAATATGTACAATTCTTTTATTGAGTGAATCAAGGTTTGATACAAATTCAGAACCAATTGAGATTATAACGTCAGGATCATACTTGATGAAATCTTCTCTGAATTGAGATAAATCGTTGACTGATTGAACGACTACTTTTTCATTCAATCCCTCCCAATAATATACATCAGAAACAATTTCATGTGTACCCAATCTATCCCAACCATATACGAGAGCTAAAGGTAATTTTGTTTTCATACATCTTCGAAAATTGCCATGTGAGGTTCAGTAATCTCCTCTACAGGTCTTTCTTTTGTAAAATAATAAAGGGCGAAAGAGTATCTATCAATACCTTCGGGGGATTTCAATGATCCAGGGTGACCATGATAAGCCTTGTCAGATATGTTGAATATCACGGCTCTGTTGTATATTGGAAGGATCTTTTTCACACAGTGTTTTAGATCTGCCGTCCAAAGTTGTAAATCACCACCCCATTCTTCTTTCCAATCTTTATTGAGGTATAACAAAAGATTTATTCTTCGATGTAATTTTGTGATCGGATGATAGTTGTAGTCCACGTGAACGGATAGTTTACCACCAGTTTGAATACGGTGTAAACCTCCACCATAAAATTCAGGATCGGGGATCAAATCCTTTATACCTGTAAGTTCTTCCAAATATTTTAGGACCTCAACTGAGTTCAGAAAATCCAATACATTTGAAACGTGTTCTGGCATATGATTCCACATACCAACCTTATGTGGTGAGTAGAGTTTTTTAACTTGATGTCCTTCACCAACTTCTCCTTCATCATAACCCCAATCCACTTGGTTCAATTGACCTATGGCTTTGTTGAGAAATGTTTCGTTTATGAAATTATCAATCACAGTATGAGGAAATGGATATTCCGTAGCATATTGTGTCTTCAGGTATTTGGGGAGTTTAAAGTTAATCATAATTGAAAACTAACATAAAAAGTTTATGAAATAAATAGGTTTAGTCTCCATCTGTCTCCCATTCTGAGACGATAAACTCAAGGTGAAGTGAAGTAACGTGTTTATATTTGTTAATGTGACAATATGCTTTGAATCCACCTGTAGCATGTAGATAGGGAACTTCAGGTTGGAGGTTTTTACACTGTACCGCACCTTCTATACAACCTTTGAGTAAGTACTCGGCAGTTTGTTTGAGTCTGTCAATTGGAGGTGGAGTTTGGGGAACAGTTGTCCATCCCCATTTTAGGGCTTTCATCGTCAGATAAACTTTGTTGAAATCAAAGTTTTCCATAACTTCATCAACCATCTTCTGTATGTCGTGTCTTGGACTTGCCATGTACCTTGGGTTTTCCGTTTTCGTCCAATAATACGAAAACTATTTCATCTATCCTAATAATTGATTGTTTTGTATTCTTGTTTCTAACGTCACAGGAGACCGTTATAGACGTGTTTCCGAATTTGACAACCTCACATCCAATCTCAACAATATCTCCCGTTTTTGCGGTCTGTACGAAGTTTATAGCGGACATTGCCTTGGTTACTATATTAGCCGATCCTAACTGACATATACAAAAGATTGCTGCCTCCTCATCAATCCACTTCAGAACCTGTCCTCCAAAGAGTGTTCCTCTAGCATTTAGATCGCCTGGTTTGATTAACTTCCTTGTTCTGTATTTCATATTAGAAGTATAATAAAAAACCCCTCACAAGTGGAGGGGTCTTTCTTTTTAGTTACCTTTTGACGGAAAACGTGTCCATCCTTGTGTCCAACTCGGGTTTGTCAAAACTTCTAATTCCGATGTCGAATATACTCTCTCGGAGTTTCCTTGTGAAAGTGCCTTAACTTTCATTTCCGAAGCCGTGAATAATGTTGAGGTTGATTTGAAATTCATTAACGGATCAAAAGCCCCGATAATATTGTTTTCAAACTTAGATATACCATCTTTATATGCCTGTGCAGTTTCATTTGATTCTATCGAGAATCCTCCTTTCATCCAACCTGCAATTATAGAATTGGTAATGTTGAATCTAGTTGATCTTCTCCACCTCAAACCCAAGTTATGGTTTGGAAGTGATGTTGAGCTGTTAGGACCAACTAATACCATATTCGAAAGAATTGGATTTGTAAAAGGTTGTGCCGAAGATCCTGTACCATCGTTATCACACTCGACCCCATTTCCGGCATCACCGTTGTCTACGAACTGTGGGTCTCTTTTTGCAATTCCATTCGATACCAATCCTCTGTAACCAAAATCGAAGTCAAAATCATCATCTGCGGTTGCAAATGCGTATAGATTTTTTGGAGACACAGTACCACCAAAAAATTCGAATGCATCATCGTTAGCATAAATTGTTTGAACGTTCTCGATTATTGTTCCACTTCCTACCCCACCCAATGTAAGAGCATTTATCTCCGAATTAGGTAGAGCAGCAATTCCTGCATACTCTATTCTGACATATTTTAATATCCCGCTGTTATCTAAGTCATTTGTACCCCCATATGGTCTACCTATTCCACCTTCTATTGTTGGTTCTGAGGATCTGTTTGTGGTTGCTCTACCTAAGATTACAATTCCACCCCAATCACCTGGTGACCTCTGTCCCTCAGCATTACCTGATGTGAAGACGATGGGTTTTTGTGATGTTCCCTCAGCAATTATTTGAGCACCTCTTTCAATACAAAGTGCACCTTTTTCAGCTAAGTCGGAAATGATTTTTGTGCCAGGTTGAATGATTAACTTCGCACCATCGGTCACATAAACATAACCTTTCAGAGTCCAAACTTTGTCAGACGTTAAAGTTGTGGTTTGATTTATGTTACCGGTCAAAGTTGTAAGTGATGGAACATTAACAGGTGGATCTCCACCACCCAACTCCTTTTCGCAACTAATCAACGAAGTTGATAAACATAAAATCAAAAAGATTTTTTTCATAAATTTAGATTTAAGGAAAGAGCAACTGATTGTTCATTATTTGTTTTGATCAGATCTCTGTTGTTTATTTTTTGAAAATATTTTGATGGTTGTGCAAGAATGTCTCCAACCGATAATTTTATTTCACCATTTTTAATTTTTCTCAGAATCACAAAATCAATTATATCTCTTGCGTTCTCGAATATATCAGGATATCCTTGGAATCCAACTGCTGATATTCTTTCCCCAACTTTATTGTAGGTCAATGAAAAATTATTTTTACCTTTGATTACATTTAAACCACCGTTTACCACATAATTTGACTGTCCTTGGAGTTGTCTCTTATTTCCGTTAATTCCAACTTCTGACATATTCAATGTGGTGTTTGTATAGATTTCGAGCCAATTGGATACTTTCTTTCTGATTTCGAACTCAGCACCATATACCTTGGCAGACTTCGGATTCGTGTAGGTTAATAATAAATTTGAAGGTACCGATCCGTCCGCAACAATTTGTTCGATGGGTTTTGAGAAGTTTTTAGTGAATAGTGCAATGGAGATATTCTCTCCTGTCTTTGGATAGTATTCAAATTTGAAATCCAAATTGTATATGTCAGACTTTTCCAAATTCGGATTACCCAAGAGTTGAGCATTTCTGACAAAGTCATAATAAGCAAAATTTGCAACTTCTCTAAATTCAGGTCTTGCAAGTGTTTTGGATCCTGATAATCTCAATTTTGATTTTGTCCAATTATAACTTAGGTTAATTGAGGGTAAAAGGTCCAGATAATTTCTATCAACGGTTACTTTCTGTCCACTGAAGTCTGATGTGTTTACATTGAAGATGTTATACTCTGTTCTCAAACCTCCATTTACCTTCCAATTTCCGAAGTTTTTATCAATTTGAATATATCCACCCAAAAGATCAAAATCAGCCGTATAACGGTCCGTATTATTTGTTATTTCGTTCATCAAATCTACAGCATCATATCGGAATATCCTGGCCTTGAAATTTCTGATTTTTTTCAGATATGAAGACCCTATTTTTACGTCACCGAATGTTTTGTTTACAGATCCATTGAATGAATTTTCATCCATTACGGACCAAAATCTATAAGTGTCCCTCCAAGCGGTTGTGAACGGGGTATTAGTACCTAAGGACTTTGTGATTGGATTTACTCTGTAATCAGGTTGATCCCTGAGCATCAAATTCCAACCAACGTTAAAGTCAAACGATTTTATCTTACCATCGAATTGAGTGTTTAATACAGTTTTTATGATGTTATTAGATGAATTACTTCTGACATCTTGTACATTATCATAGTTTTCACCGTTTCTTGTGAGGAATGATTTTTCATTCTGATGGTTGAATAGTGTTTTCCAAGAGAATCTGTTTTCTCCCAAATAAGTAAGATTTAATAAACCATTCAGGGATGATGTCTGTGTAAATAAAGTATCTTTGTAATCATATGCAAGTTCAGTGGATGACTGATAATCTTTTCTATCAGTATAATTCAAAGAAAAATTGTTTCTTGCCACAGTTGATAAAAGAAGGTTCCATTTATTTTTCTTTATACCTAAAGATATGTTACCATTTAAGTTTGGATAAGAAAATGTTTCATTCGGGGAAGGTGCCGATATTAATTTCGTATAAGATCTCCTATCTCCATTTGTACCTACTCTGAAGACATATGTTGAAGGAAACTGTTGTGGGAAGTGAATAAAGTCCACCGATTTGAATTTTTGGAAGGTTGACACGGTCCCGTAACCTGAACCGAGACCTAAAGAGAAAAAATTGTTTGATACTTCTTTTGTTGTTATCTGAACTACCCCACCACCAAAGTCACCAGGCAAACTAGCCACTGCAGATTTTGATACAATAATATTATCAATCATGTTGGAAGGAATTATATCGAAGGAAAATGCCCTCCTATCAGGTTCTGTTGATGGTAATATTGTTTTGTTAAGGATTACAGAATTATATCTGTCAGCCAATCCTCTTACGAGTACAAACCTATCGTTCTGTATTGTTACACCGTTTACTCTCTTCAAGGCATCTCCAACAGTTCTGTCAGGAGTTCTTTTAATTGACTCCACTGATAATCCGTCGGATATCACTGAACTATTTCTAACCGTGTTTATAATTGCTACGTTTGATTCTTTCTTTCCCGCAGATCTTATGGTAACCTCTGACATGGTCTTGTTGAACAGAGTGTCTTGAGTGAATCCGATGGAGGGAATCATCAAACACACTAAAAATTTTCTAATCATTTTTGTAAGTTTTGACAACAATAATTAGAAAACAGAGAGTTAGAATACCTAAATTGGGTGTTAACTTATGGTTAAGAAAAAACCCCTCACAAGTGGAGGGGTCTTTGATTAGGCTGTCAACATAGGGATGACACGTTCAGTGGATCCATTCCACTTTTTGATTTGGTTTTTAGGAACCCAAAATTCCATCACCCCGATTTCTTCAACTCTCTGAAGATATCTTTCACGGAAGGCTTCTGCCTGAGAAGCATCTGTGATATATTCCACCTTCATATGACCTGCACAGATCTTACCCATCTTCGTCAACATTGAGAACTCATCTGTTAGTGTCCTTCCGCAACACATACAAACGTCACCACGTTTGATAGTCATCTTTCCTTCGAACATAACCGCTTTTGGAGAAACCGCCCTAAGTTTAACAATATCCAAAAGAACAGGGTTGAATTCGAGACCGTACTTTTCTTTAAGCTGAACACCGATCTTACGACCTACCACAATCGTTTCACCGGGTGTTGGCCAATTCATACGTACAGTCTTCTCGCGGTCTTCTTCTTTCTGAATTTGATTCACGGCCGCTTGGACTTGTTTGGAGGTGAGAGTTCCCCACTTCTGAAACTTAACGGCAATGTCTTTTACGAAGTTGTTTTCACCTTTGTAGTCCAAGATCCTTTGGAGTCCCTCGGGCATTTCCTCGGTCTTTACTACTTTGGTTTCTGAGTTGAGTGCCTTCTCGGCAGCGTCAAGTTGTTTAGGAGTCAACCCACCCCATTTTTTCATGGAGTCCTTGAGATTAAGGATGAAACGGTTTTGACCTTGATAGTTACGAACTTTGTCTTGAACTGAAACTTGGATTGTGGTAGTCATATGTGGTGATTTAGATTACAAAGATACTGCACATATTCCAATCTACAAAAAAAATTAATCAGTATAAATTAACCAAGTAGCTATGATATATTTGTCGTTGGAAATGGGTTTATAACCACAATGAACAAAGGGAAATGCACTTGGGAATATCACCAACGATCCTTTGGTTGGTTTCACTTTAAGTTGAGGATATAGAAAACCTGTTTCACCCCCTTGATATACATCGTTGAGGTATACAATCATGGAGAAGGCTCTTCCTGCACTTTTCAAGTTTTCGACCTCAACATGCCAAGATTCGTAGTGACCCTCTCCTTTCTTGTATTTTTGTATTTGACAGGTTTCGTAGGTTGTATTACCAGGAAACAACTTTATATTTGAATCGAAAGAATATCTGTAGGGTAAGTTATTGAGAAAGTGATCACTGAGATGTTTATTAATAACACTGAAGAAATTGTCATGATTAACAAGTTCGGGATGTTCGAAAAGATTTATTTCAGTGGTGTTTTTGACATCAAAATTAACCCCACCCATCATTGATCCAACGTGTACTTTATCATCCTTTTCTTTTTTATCGAAAAGGTCAATCAACGAATCACAAAACTCCTCGGAAAAAACATTTTCCTTGTGGTAAATAAATTTAGAAATATCCATTAAACTCTATCACATATATTTGGTTGATAACACCCTTGACCTCCACCTTCTACGTAACCAATTCTATGATCGATGTGTGTTGATACGAGATAGGGTGTTTCTTTCCCGCAAATAACACATTTATCATAACTATCAGGATTAGGTTTTAACTCTTGTTTCAAAACACAAGCCAAGTGATCATAACCCGCAAGATAATCATATTCAACTTCTTTGGTACTCTCACCGCAAATGGTGCACTCCCAAGGACGAATAATTTTGTTTACGGTACCATCTTCGGTAATATCTAAGAAAAAATGTTCATCATCAACAGGAGGACCCTCTTGATTTCTTCTTTCTTGCCAATACTTGTTTCTTACAAGTTCACCCAAAACGAAATCGTTGGGTGTGTTAAGGATTTCTTCTTGTGTTACTTTAACTGTGATAGACATATTATCAGGTTTTATGTATAAAGTATAAAAGACAAAAGTTATAAACAAACTATATTTATTACTATGGACAAGGAAAAAGTATTAAGTGATAAATTGAACTATCTGATCCGTACAGAAGCAAAACAATTTGTTATTACAGATTTCTATGTTGAATTTGTAAAAGACAAAGAGGGTATGATTGAAGAGTATGACGTTGATATCACTTTTGATTATCAAGGAAAGATTGATCCAGAAGTTTATGACTTTGCTGCCGATGTTTCAAGGATGTCACAAACCTTACAAGAAATTGTTGCAAAATATCCAATCACCCCTGATGGAAAAATAAACATGGAATATCAAGATTTCATCTCAGTTGATGGTGTAATTTGGAAAATCGATTATAGATTTGACGAAAGTCATGTTTTCCATATGTCTTTTAAAGTTGATTTAATTGTTAGATAAATTAAAAATATTAGCCAAGAATTTCAATCAAATCACTCCCGAAGATTTTACTTGGGAGGACATGGCAGATTTGAGAAAACGTTACTCAGATTATCTCAAGAACCGAGATGTTGCTTTCATTTTAAACCTGTTTTTAATGATTATTTCACTCAAAAGAACAGGTGGATTTGACATGTACGATAATATAAGAAATAATATTTTCTTAGTTGGTGTATTAGTTAACACAGGAGAACCTTACATCTACCAGTGTGATAACTGTTCAGGCAATGGATATGTTGACTGTGATAATTGTATTGGCTCTGGACACGAAACGTGTCCTCAATGTAATGGAGATGGAACAGAAAGATGTTTTGAATGTAGTGGAGATGGAAAAGTAATTGGTGATGAGGGTCCAGAGGAATGTGGAGAATGCGGAGGTGAAGGCGAAATTGAATGTGGTGAATGTGGAGGTGATGAATCAATTAGTTGTACAGAGTGTGGTGGTAATGGATCTCAGGATTGTAGTGATTGTGATGGGCAAGGAGAATTAGAGTCAGACAACGAAACTTTGTTTGAAACAAAACTTTACGTGTCTTGGAACAAAAATTTAGAGAATTTAGCAGAAATTAGAGTTGGAACTGCAGATCCCATTGACCAAATAGATATTATGGAAAACACAGTTCTTGTAGGTTTGGGTGCTGGTCACGGTGAACCAGAAGATTTCATACAAGAAGATGAAAGTTACATATACTACTTCAGTGATGATTTAGATGATGTGGAATTCAATCAAGTAGCAGGAAAAACATGGCTTTATACATCTGACGGTATTGGAGATTATTTTATAGACTACCGAGACTAATCTTTTCTACAAACATTCAGAGTCTTACAGAAAAATCTTTCGAATCCCCTTGCATTATTAAGTCTGAAATCATTACCGTCTCTTACAGCGACGATAGGTTCATCACAATCAAGTTCTTCGATCCTGTATTGAGGTTCAGTCTTAGTTGTTTTAACTTGCACAGGAAGCCACTCATTACCTTTTTTAACCAAGAAATCAACTCCCAAAAATCTATCAACAAAACCATAATCTTTGGCATATCTGATGTATTCAATGTCGTACTTCTCACACATTTTTTGGAAAAGATCTTCCGATTGATTACCTCTCTCCCTTACAGACTTTAATACCTTTAAAATTGAGTTGAAAATCTTTTCATGATCAAATCTTATATTCTTTTCTTTGAACAAAGTATTGAATACTACGAAAGGCGGTGAACTGTCTTTTTCAAATATCGGGGAACTTAATTGCCATTCCTCAGTTCTTGGATCCAAAGGTGTTAATTCAGGATCAAAAAAATGGTCAACCCAAGAAACGACGATTGCATTCCAATCTACTTTATTCAATTTCTTACCCATATCATTTATTAACATCCCAAACGCTTCTTTGATATGGTAGTACCATGTAATAACAACCGCAAGTGCCGAATAATTGGTGTCTATTCTGTTGAATACACTATATTTTCCATCGGGTCTTTTGTAGTAAACATGGGAATCATCAATCAACCCAGCTATTATTTCCTCAATATTCAGGTTCTTACAGAAATTTTTAACCTTCTCTTCAAAATCTTTGATTTCTTGAATTCCACTCTTCAATATTTGATTATCCTTGGTTAATCTCTCCATTGCAATTTTACCTGACACAATATTACCAACATATACCTCCAAATATTCACGAAAATTCGATTGATAAATTTTGTTAGCTTTAATATATGCCTGAGCTTTACTACAGAACTTTAACTCTGCAGTCCTTGGTCCAAAAGTATCTCTACAGTAATCAATCTTGTCTTGTGTAACTTGCTCATTTACTGAAAGCACTATCTTTGACAACTGTGATTCTGATATAATGTAATCAGGCATTCAAACTATTTAATAATAAATACCACAAGTGATGGATGTTTTAACATTCTTAAAAATATTAACGAAATTTGGATATCCAAATCCAAGTATCTTAGCCATAGCAAATTCAGTTGATTATAATTTGGATTATTTTTTACTTGACTTGAAAAAAGAGATGGGTGAAAATGGTGTTGTTGATTTTTGTGATCGATCGATAGAAAAATTAACTGGTGAGAAAGGATTGAGGATTGATATGGGTGGTCCAAACGGGGATGAATATGTTTACATACATATTTACCCAGTATTCTACGATGAAGATGAAAGTGAAAACGATGTTGTTTCGAATCATGGCTGGGGTGAATCGAGACTTTTAGGTACCGATGAAAATGGACAAGAAAAGTACATGACAATTGAAGAGATTATAGATAACACAGATATGGGTGGTTGGTCTGAGTTAGATGAATTACTCGATGAAATCAAATCACAGGCATACAACAAAGTTTATTACAACTGCGGGTTCGGAGTATGGTGGCAATAAAAAAGAGGACCGAAGTCCTCTTAAAGGGGCTGAATGGTTTTTACAGCCGCTCCACCACCAAGTTTAACGAACTTGGAAACTACCTTCTTTAAATAAAGTATTCGCAATTTTTTCAACTTCTTTTGATTTCATGTATCCAACCACATCATCACCGTTTTCAGGTATGAACAGTTTAGTTATAAAGTCTTTTGTTGTAGGATCAATAATCGCAATTTCAAAATCTTCTTCGAAATCACCATATAATCCCTGAGCTCCTCCAACAATTGAAAGAATATATTTGTCGTTGTATAAATTAATTCTACGACCACCACTAACATCGTGAGGTTGGGAATGCTTCTTGATATAGTCTATGGTAATCATTTTCTTTTTCTTAATTGTTGAAGTTTCACTTCCAAAAGTCCGATATTGTATTTGTCCTTTTGAGTTTTCTTGGGTTTCTTACGGAGTTCGTTTAGTATTTGAGCAACATAAATTTCCTCATCTGCAGAATCATTGAAATCTGTCGATGTTTCCTCAGGGGTGGTGTCCTCTGATTTTTTTCCATACTTATTTTTTTCTACATTCTGACCCCATTTGAAACTCAGAAATCCAACCAAAACCAAAAGTAAAAGTTGTACGAGTGTGAATTGTTTCATAGTTTATTTTTTTGTGTGTTCAGCCTCAATTTTTGATTTAGAGATCAACACATCAGCTGCACTGTACTGAGGTGTTGTGGTAAGAATAATTGATTCAACCAGGTGTTTGTAAGGAACGTGAATAAAGAAATCAGTTCCATTGAAGAATGTTAAATCGTTTTTCAACTCAATACAAGATTGTACCATCTTGAGAAAAAGTTTGTACTGGATTGGGTCAATGAAGGTTTCTTTCAAGAGTGTACCAAATTTCTCGTTCTCGATTCTGATGTTGTATTGAGTAAGTGTCATTTCCGTTTATTTTTACAAAAGTAATCAAAAATTTTTTAACCACAAAAAAAAATGGTAGAAATCACAAACTATAACACTTTTCTGAATTTCAGTGAAAAAAACAACTGTTTTGTCCTAACACCTCCCAAAACAGGATCGCGAAATATAACAAGAATATTGAAATTTTTGGATTTCAACACCTACGGTTGGGATGATAATAAATTCATATTCATCAATCTGGGTCCAAGTCATAATCACACCTTGAAACTGATGGAAGACCATTTGAATCATCAAGTTATAATCACTTGTCGAAATCCTTATGCTATTCTTGCAAGTATGTTCAGATTGAGTATGTTACCCAAAAAAACAATAAGATCCACTTTTAACATTAAAGACGAATTTATAGAGTTTCTCAAAGAATATTTATTTTACAACGAATCCGATCCATGGTTAATACCCTCTCTGAAAAATTCAATTGATCAACTAAAAAAAAGAAAAATTGATCATAGGATTAAACTTGAAAGTTTTTCGGAAAACATAATGCAAATTCCATTTATAAAAAATTACAGTCAAGAAACAATCGACCAAATAGAAATGTTATCAAAAGAAAAACACGGTGACTACAGAGACATTCAGAATCACTCGAACATAGAGAATTATTTTCCGAGTGATTTCAAATTATACTACAAACAAGAATCCGCAGAAATAGTTTACACGACTTTCAAAGACAAATTTATTATCATGGATTATCATAAGGATTCGTGGATGTCATGATGGAGTCTGGTTTCCAGTAGGAACAGGAAAAGTATGATCTTTAACACCACCATCTGTAATAATCCTATAAGTGGTAATGTTACCTAAATCAGGAAAACTTACCATCTCCACGTTTATACCCCATTTATTTACATGTTGATTAACCTCAGGAGTAACTATTTTTGTAAGATCAACTAATTCATCCCAAGTAGTATTTTCAACCATATCTCTGATAATACCTTGAGTTGTGTCCACTAATACATCATTGGCATGCATTACTCCGAGTAAAAACTTCTCGACATCGAAAATGTGATATCTAACAATACTTGAAAGAACCACACATTTATCATCCAATGATGTTACGGTTTGTGGTTTTAGATTAACGGTTTGAGTGATCACGGGAGTTACCCAAATCTTATCAAAGAATGGTCTTTTCCAATTTAATCCAGGGTGAACGACCCCGATGAATTTTCCGTATCTGAGGTGTACACCCTTTTCCCATTGATCAACAATTTTGTATGGTAGAATGTCGTGTATGAAGGTGACAAAAACCTCTATGAGTTTATCGAACATAAATCTGTTTTTGCTAATTTATACCAATATTTCGACACTACAAAATATTTATGAGTATGTTAGAAAAAGATTTGGACATATTAGATAAAATTCTTAGGGACCTGAATATAACTCCAACATATAGGGAAATTCTTTTATCAGGTTTGGTTAAGAAATTAGAAGATTACAATATGGATAGACTGTCAAGAAATTTTATTTATGTTGCTTTAGCCCACGACGAGGGTAAAAGTTTCGCTTCTGAAGTCGCAGATTATTGGGAGGAAATGAAACAGACAGGATCATACAAAACAAATCTTCAAAAGACACTGGAGAAATCTCCCACATTTTCAAAGTTTGTAAAATAAAAAACCCCAACCGTAGAAACGGTCAGGGTTAGGCAAAATAGGTTGAGAATACACCATTTTGTAAGGATCTTTAGAAAGATTATTGTTTCCTTTCATTTCCACCGTCTTTTGAACGGTAACCCTCAGTCACGGTCAATTAGATTAACCAATCCTTAAGTTGTATACGACTCTCTCGGTACTTATCACTCTTCGATGGTGCCCCACCAATTCATCCTTGCGGGATTAGAGAACTTTCTCGAAACTCATGTCGGGCTTGGGACCCTTCACGGCCGTGAACATCTCACGACTATGTAGTGACCTGTCACACACAACTGACGAGCACTTCTCCTTTGTTAATTTTAATGTTTTGGACATTGCAATTCCAAAGTTGGTTTACGGATGAGGAAGGTAGCGGCTCGTCACCAGCCATGTCATCTTTTGAACGACACGATACTAAACTACCCTCTGAAGTCTCCCGACCTCCATATTGTGAGTCAACTTCATAACGATTCTCTTGGTAGAGAAATGGTTAAGGTTTCATCAGCACCACCTGGTATGAAACTTACCTTTCGGTTTTTAAGCCAACTCGGATATTGAAGAACGCAATTGTAAAGTTGGATGACCTTACTTCTTGCAATCGTTCTACAGGTTACTCTTGTTGGTGTTCCCACCTCAAACGAAGGACCCGCATCCCCCGTTCATCGAACCACGTTCCCTACAGTGTTACCCTCGGTACTAAAGGTCAAATGATATCCTGCTTGTCTACTCGAGCTCAAGAGGTTTCCCTCAGAAGCCGCAGACCACCCAAACCAGGGTGTTCCACTTTATACTACTTTCGTAGTTTATTTTATGGACCATAGACGGCCCAATATCTTTAGTCAAAGAACTCATTTTGAAATGAAGGAGAAGGTAATCTTTACAACCTGTCTCCTTCATTTGTTTCACAAAGGTAAGTGTGTTTTGGGAAACAATCAAACTTTTGGAAACTTTTTTTGATTAAATGTTTTTTGATTCTAATACCCCCCACTCTTAATGGGACAGGTTCAAAAATACATCATTTCAAAGATCCACATCGGAACTACCCGAAGGGTTTACAAAGATAAGACAAGTTTTTCAATTGGTCAAATCTTTTTTGTTGCGAGGGTTGGAATCGAACCAACGACCTCAAGGTTATGAGCCTTGCGAGCTACCGCTGCTACTACCTCGCGATATAAATTATGGCTTAACTACCCGTTTTCTCGTCACCATCCAAGTCATGCTCTGGTTGTACTCACTTAGGGTAGTTACCCTCAAAGATCTTAATTTCGGTAAGTGATAAATATACCGTTAGGTATTAAAGGACTACAAACATAGTAAAAAATATGGTCCTGACAAGTGTTTGACGAAGATTTTTTTACATATCTACTTTGTCAACCATCTTTTTTATTTGTTTCATCATGTCAAAGTAACCATAGATACCTATAACGATAACTGAACAAATTAATATTAATACTATCATTGTAATATAATTTCTGCTATTCTATGAATATAATGTCCTGTTTTCATTGGGTCGATTTGATCCAAAGAAAAGTAACCCCATTCTGTGTGTTCTTCACCATCAATCGCGTTTTCTAGATCAGGTTCAATTGGATTTTGAGTATCCAAAAGATACACATACATCAAACCCTTCACTTTGTTTCCATCACGAGTATGTCTCGGAATTAGACCTATGAACTTTAGATCTTTTTCATCAATGTCAATCGCAGTTTCTTCAAAGAACTCACGTTTGGCACCTTCCATGGTTGTTTCATTTTCTTCTAGTTTGCCCCCAAAGATTGACCACATACCAGGAAACGCTCCTTGACTATTTCTTTTAGCGAGGAGAACTTTATCTCCACATTTTACCATTACTCCGGTGTATCTTTTTTTATCCATTGTATTTATAAATATGAATGTAAAGGTAGGGAAAAATATTTTTAATGTCAAAACTTTAGTCTCTCCAAAAGAACAAAAAATTGGAATGATGAAAAAAACGTTCGATGAATCATTCAACGGTATGTTGTTCCTTATGGGAGGTGACGAACAATGTTTTTGGATGAAGAATTGTATTATCCCTTTGGATATTATTGTTATCAAAAATAACGTTGTCGTAAACATTCATCACAATTGTCCTCCATGTAACGATGATGATTGTCCATCCTACTGTGGTAACGGTAATATTGTACTCGAGGTTATGGGTGGCACCTGCGATAGGCTTGGTATCGAAGCTGGTGACTCAGTTAATTATATCCTGAATTAATTTTTCCAAATAGTTTCATTAACATCTTCCTTGTGACCGATGTACCTTGCAAGTACAAAAAAGAAATCACTCAGTCTGTTCAAATATATTGTAATTGGATGAAGTTTAATAAAATTATCGAGGATTTTACATTCCAAAACTTGTATTTCGGTTCTTCTCGCAATTGTTCTACAGATGTGAGCCAATGCAACCGCTCTTGTACCTTTTGGTAAAATGAAGTTTTTGAGTTCGGGAAGTTCTTTGTTCATAGTATCCATCGCCTCCTCTAATATTTTCACATCTTCTTGTGTTACCTCAGTTAGTTCAGTTTCATTATCATTGATCAACATTGATCCAGCATTGAATAGATTCCACTGAATAATTTCTAATTGAACGTGAGCATTAGCTGTCTCACTCCTGAGTAGACCAACGAATGAGTTGAGTTCATCTAATGAACCAACAGCTTTAATTTCTTGAATTGTTTTGGAAACTCTTCTTCCTGACAGTAGACTTGTGGTGCCGTCATCACCTTTTTTTGTGTATACCTTTTTGGACATACACTAAATCTAACAACTTATTCGGGGACTTCAACTTTATCTTCAGCAATTTTTTCCTCAAGTCTTTTCTTGAATTCGGAAACAATCATTTTCAAAAACTTAATGTAAGGAGCATCTTCTCTTTCAGGATCGTATTTGTAAGAACCTGAAGGTGGTCTTTTACTTCTTCCCAAATAATTGAGACCTGAGATATTGGTGATACATTTGTGTCCACCTGACATTGAGTTAATCAAATCCCATGCACTTACACCAATCTTGTCCAACATAAGTCTGTGCTCTTCAGGTAGCTCACTGAAAGGAACCTCCATCATTTCTCTGATGTGATCCAACTTCTCTTCTCCACCGTCCATAAACATAAATCTTTCACCGTAAAGTGCATCAAAATCCTTAAATGTAAATCCTACACTTTCAGGACCTACGGCTGTTTCACTTATCCACTTAATTGTAGATAATGGTATCACTCTGTCCTTCAATTGTGATTCCCATTTACCAATAACTTCTTTTGCAATTTCACCTAAATTAACTCCTTTCAAACCTCTTTCTTTCTTGAAAGGATTACAAGAAACTTGAACTAATCCAAGTGGCCAAGCCATAATCAAAAAATCTGCATTGGGATATGTTCTAAAGGGAGTATACCTATCATAAGATCCAGGTTTTCTCATATCTCCACCGCCATATTGTGTAATAATACCGTCCTTGAATTCAACTCCTTGGAATGATTTCATTGTCTCAGCATAGTCTTTGGCATTTGCTTGTAATTGTTCAGGTGAAGGTGCTTTGTTTTCCTTCATCCATTTCTTAATGTTTCCAAGGATCGAAAGTAAAGACGGTTCAGAATCCAAAACTAAACTCTCAAGAAAACCCTTTTTGTTTTTAAATGCCAACAAGAGTTTGTTCACAACGAGTCCCATCAACATTTTGTTTCTTTGAAGTGGTGTTTCTTTTTCGAATCTGAAAAGATAGTTTACTACCTCGTCAGGTGATATGTTGTGTTTAAGGAAGTCTGCAGAATCGACAGTACTGATCAGAAGTATATCTGATGAAGGGAAAAGATCTCTTGGCGAAATTATCTGAGAAATTGTTTCAACATTAGATCTTGCTTGTCTGAATGACTTGGAAGCACCTTTTTCAGCACCTACTTGCTTGTCATGATGATCAGTATGTATAACAAACATTGGTTTACCATGTGCAAAGTCTACTAACACAGGCATTGTATCTCCCGTGGCATCATTCTTTTTTACAGCAAATTCTTTTTCTCCGTATTGAATTACGTGTGCGCCAACAACTTTGATCCCGTTATCTTCAAGATACTTCTTCATGGCAATCGCCGTTGTTACCCCATCAAGATCTTGATGAAAGTATATTTCAGCCTTAGGATATCTTTTCCTAAGTGCAGAAATATCTCTAAGTCCAGTCTCAGATAAAATTTTCTTCATTATTTTACCGCGAATATTTCAATTTTTTTCTTCGTTTTAGGATCAAATCCAAACATTCTCTTACCATCTGATCCCATCTCGAACATAAATTTACCAATTGGAAGACTCGTCTTAACTACTAAAGATTCTTCTCTACCTGTTTCAGTTCTAACCTTAAGAAGTTTTTTTCCTCCTCTGTCAACGATTTCCGCTTCTGCGTTTTTACCAGGTGTTACTATTGTTATTGTCTTGGTAACCTGTTCTTTGATTATTCTTTTTACGATCTCTTTGAGATCACTTTCTGTCAATCTAATTGTTTTTTTCATATTAACTTTTTAAGGTGAGTAAGTATTTTGTTTTATTAATACCCGCAAGTATTTCGTCTCTAATATTAAGTAGATCTGTATCGTATTTTGGGTCCAAAATTTCTGTTATTGAAACTAAGAATTCAACTATTCCATCAATGAAGTTTTGTAGATTCAAAGCTTTTATGTCTTGAAATGCAATCACAAATTCATCAGGGAAAACTGGTCTCCCGTATTTGCCCATCATTGCTTCAGCAAAAGTATCAAGATGTCCATCGATAAGTTCATAGATTTCTCCGTAAGATCTGTGTTTGGCATCACCAAATGTCTGCCAATGTAAGAATCTAAATTGATTCTGTATTTGTAACAATTTTAATATTAATTCCTCTTTCATATTATTTCGGTATTAATGATCCCATTAACCAACTCAGCGGATCCATTTGAGTTTGTGTTGATTGTTGATTTGAAGTATTTGATGTTGTTGTTGGAACTTGTTGTGAGTCGTCCAATCCTTGGTTTCCAAAGTCATCTTGAATATACTGTTGTGCCTGTGCCGATTGATTATAGTCTGAAATACTCTGTTCATATTTTGCATCCCCTAATTTCTGTTGAAGTTCATCGGGTCCCACAAAATTTCCTATACCCAAGAAATCCAGTAATCCCAAATACCATTTTGTTTTTCTCATTAAAGCTCTTACTGACTTGTTCCTATTCATCAGTTGAGGCATTCCACCCCAAAAATTCTTCCATGTGAATATTTTCCAAGGAGTTTTCCAAGTTGCTCCCGAACCTGCGGTTCTATATCCACTGAAAGCACCTCTTGGTCCCATAAATTTACCAATGAATGATCGATCAGCAACCAAGGCTTTTTTCATCATCTCCAAATTTTTGACCTGATCCGCAGCACTCATTTTCGGCATGTTCTTAGCCAATGTTCCAAGAGCGGTTCTTGCCTGTACACCTGTCTTCGCACTACCTTTGAATAAACGAATCCATTCTAGTATTGTGTTCTTGAAACCTTTAAGTTTAGATCCTGGCATCGCATTTATTAAATCTTCCAATTTGTTACCGATTTTTCCGATACCACTCACAAATTTACTAATAAGACCACCTTGTGAAGAAAGTTTAGCCAATTCTGCTGAAGCTTCTGCTGTTTTACCTGCTTTGGAAAGTGCCATTACATTATTCAGTGCCTTTGCCGAAGGTGCTCCCACTTTGAGTGCCCCCATTACAGGTTTAGCAACTACATCGCCAATATATGGTACAGCTGAAACAAGTGAAAGGAATCCAAATAAATAATCCCCCTGACTCATGTATAAAACACCATTTAAAGTGTCAGCAATTCCCGTTGGGTCTAACCATCCTATAAAACCGAGAACATTGTTATACCACTCTTCATTCAAAGTTCCGGACTTTGTTTCCTTGATTAATTTTTGGATCTCCTGTGATTTCTCTGGATGTAAAACCTTGAGGTATTCCAAAACAAACAGTCTCTGTTCTTTGTTACACTTAGCCCAATTCTCTTTGATAGATTGAATTACTTTTTCTCTTTTGAGTTGGTCCGATATTCTATCGAGCTGTTCGTTTGTTATTATAATGTCAGACATTTGTTTTTTCTTTATAAATATCCAAGACATAAAAAAAGGGTTCATTAAGAACCCTTTTCGAAATCCAACTCAGGTTGGCTTTTATCATCTATAAAACTTCTAATACGTTTTCTGGCAACTTCACAATAATTGGGTGACAATTCGATTCCAATCCAACGTCTATCTAATAGTTCCGCCGCAACCATACTCGTCCCTGATCCTGCGAATGGATCCAAAATCAAATCATTCTTGTAGGACAATATTTTTATTGCTTTGGTCGGGATATCCATTGAAAATGTTGCCTTTGTCATTTGTTTTGTATCCGCAAAGTATTTCCACTGACCATAAACAAGATCGATAAACTCTCTTTTCTGTTCCTCGGTATATGTCTTTTTTTCTTTACCATCTTCTTGTTCTACCATAACAGCCGACCACTGTGGCTCACCCTTAACTTTTTTGATATGTTGTTTCTTATATGCCAAGATCACACATTCTTTGGGGTTATAGATGTAAGGAGATGAGGGTGACATCCAAGATCCCCAAGCCGTTGTTTTACTTCTGTGTGGTGATTCCTCCTCAAGATCAACTATACCGAAGAAACCAAATCCAATACTTTTCATTATACTCCAAACCTCACCAGCCATGAATATACGACCACCCTTTCCTTGACGATTAATTTCGTAAGGAATGTTTACCGCAATCCTACCATCATCTTTTAGAATTCTATAAGCCTCTCTTAACCAATTGTTCGAGAATGTCTTGTATTGATCAAATTCTAAATCATCTTCGAATGTGTCGTATTCGATTCCAACTCCGTATGGTGGAGATGTGACAATCAAATCCACAGATTTCTCGGGCATGTCTGACATCACTTTGATACAATCTCCATTTACTATAGTGTTAATAATTTTTTCTAAACTCATAATTTTCCCTCTTGTTTCAATTGTTCTCTAATTTTGGTTGCAGATATTTCCCCCACTTCCGTTGGAGGTATATGTTCTATTATATCATATCCTACCCCTCTTCCGAAGTTCACTGATTCGATATCAGGTATGATTAGGACTTTCACTCTCTCCTCACCTATCAGAGGCCAAAGTTCATTTCTAATGTTTCTATCAACTTCTTCCGCACTGAAAGGGTTTTTTTCATCAGGTTGTATATCTCTAATACAGATGAGTACGTTTTTTCCTTCATTTAGTCTTTGGTCGATTAACCACCTGTGTCCCGCGTGCCATGGTTGCCATCTACCGATGAACATTGAATATTGTTTTGATCCTGTATTTTTTAATTTCGGATCACCCTCAACGTGGATTTTTTGCATAATCTAAAACTTTTTGTACGGACTCCTCCAAAACATCGTTTGTGGTGTCCAAGTCAAGGTAGTTCTCTGAAGGTTGTTGATAATCACTTACGAAAAAACTTTCTCTACCTCTCACTTCAGTAGTATGAACATAGACCTCAACCAAATTATCCCCCATCTTTTCTTTGAACTTATCTCTTTGGTCTTTATAAGGGGAAACCAATGAGACAACAACTTTCTTACCTTTTGAATTAAGATATTGTGCCAATTGTTGAGCTAACTCAATATTTTTTCTTCTTCCTGTTTCAGAATAATCTTTGTTATCAAAGAGTTCTCTTATGTCATCACCGTCGATATGAAACCACTGACATAGAGGACCTGTCGTCACAATTTCTTTCGCTATCGTAGTCTTACCAGATCCAGGTTGCCCTGTTAACCAAATAATCATGATTTATCCTCCAATTCTTTTATTCTGAGTTCTGCAATTACTGCGGATAATACCCAAAGTAGGGTGATACTCTGCCAAGTTACATCTTGACCCAAAGTTAAACCAGTGACTATACTTCCAACAACAGAAATTATTGCGAGAACAAATACAATCTTATGTAATAAACTTAATCTTTTCATTTTTGTAAGTTTTTAATTTTTCTGTCCAAATAGAATGCTGCCTTCTTGAGATCCTCCAACTCTTTGGTAACACATTTTTTTCCTGCTCGTGCAACGTATTTGACTACGTTGAAAAGGTATGCGTCCTTGTCTAAATCCCAAGCCTCACAAACTTTTATGACTTCGTATGGATTATTTTCCCCTCCGTAGTGATTCGGATGGTTCACCATCTCGTTTGATTGAATCTCCATGTTCATTTCTTTTTAAAGTTGAGTCGGTTATTCTGCTGTGTTCATATGGATAGGTTTTCAATTCTTCCTTTATGGTTTCCTCTCGTTCTAAGTAAACAAGATAATAAATTATTATGACCCAACTAAGAACTAAAACTGCCAGATAAATCAAAGCCCCTCCGTCTAACTTTTTCATTTTTTATTCCCCCACTTTTCTTCCATGTACTCGATGTATCGGTGTGTTTTGTTACCATTATAGAACATCCATGCAATATAATAGTCGAACCACCAATCGAGTTTTTTGATTATTAGTTTGAGAGTTTTCATAGGGTACGAATTAACCAAAATACTTATCGATAGCTTCCAATCTGTCGTCAGCGTCAACTAACATTTGAAGAGCTTCTTCTGCATTTTTATAGAAATCTCCTGTTGAGTGATCTCCGATACCAGCCGCGTGGTTTGATAATAATTCCAAAGACAAAAGAGCTTTGGCTTTCTGTGCTTCCGCTTCTTTGCGAAGCATTTCGAATAGGTGAATTTTAATATTTGCCATTATTTAGATTTTTTTCTTGTTTTTACGAAAGGTTCCGTGCTTGGTTGACCGTCCATTTGTTTAGGGTTTGATTTCTTTTTAGGTTGTTCAGTCTCTTCTTCGGAGTTACTTTTACCTCCTCTCCAATTTTTCCACTCAGTTTTGGACACATATTGCCAACTGATACCTACCATGTTCATTGCGGTTTTGTCATCAACTCTTTTGATGTCACCGACTTCTACGCCTTTCGACGCTCTGATTGCTTTAATACACTTCATAGTTTACCTCCATGTTTAATTTATTTTCCAAGAGTCATATGGAATCATAGACTTTGGATGATATTGAAAAAATGTTTCGTGAATGTAAGTATCGGAATTTTCTTGCTTATTATCAAGATACGCACCCCAAAACGATAAAGTTGAGTTTGAAAGAATGTGTTTGTCGCATTTAGCCATCATTATCATTGAAACGTGTGGGTCTTCATCAATAAATGTAATTCTACTTTTCGGAATGTCCAGTTTATTGAGCAAAAAACTTGACTTTTGGTGATTATCTGTAAACACAAGAATTTGATCTTCATGTGATTGTAGACTCAATACATGATCGTACCACTCGATAGGAGGAATGATAGGTGAAATGAAATCATTATCATTACCCATTCTCATGTGTAGAGATATGGTTGATTGAGTATAGAGTTTTGAGTAGTGATAGTTCAAATAATCTAAAATTTTATTATTTGGTTGAAAATATTCCAAAAGATATTCTCTATTGTGATGCCAGTATTCTTTGTTGAAAAAATATCCTTGTATTAAGAATGGTGGTTTGGATAATGAACCTATGGGTACAAATTCCCCTCCTGATCCTGTGTCGTACTGCCAGGTTAATCTCTGATCAAAGTCCCAAATGAATGCCTCAGGTCTACAGTAGAACCAAGGTAGTCTCGGAAAAATATCACCCAACGATATTCCTCTATCTTTAATGGTGTGTCCACCCCAAGGATCGAAATGGTGATTTCTTTTGGATGTTCCTGTTATGTTTGATTGAAGTGAAAACTCTGATTGGTGAGTCAACCAATATCCGAGTACAGGATCAACCTCAGGATTATCCTTTGCGTGAGAAAGGAGTGCGGAAATCTGGAACATTAGATTTCCAAGCCCTCCCATTAAAACAACCGATCCTGTCTTATCCGTTATCTTTGGGCTCAGTTCTTTGTATTCCATAATGTTCTGCTATTTCTTTATCGGATTTACCTTGTTTGAACATTTCATAAATGTTGCTACTTTCATCATCTTCGAATATTAACATATCACTCTTTCCATAAAGTGTTAATAACGATGATGTTTTAAGAAAATGGAAACATTTTTCCTTATCAAGAAATCTTCTGTTGAATCCCATAAAAACAAATATAAGAAATATTACAGACTACTCCAAATCGTGCATTTTTCTGAAGTTTACAATTTGGAAAATGTAATTCATCAGAGCTCTTTTCATCATGGGTATAAAGGTTTCCTCAAATGGAAACTCTTGGTCACATTTAACTTCAAAGACCGGAACATCTTTATAGTAATCTGTCTTGTTCCAAGTTGAGTTTTCATCAATAATTTGTGTGAACGACTTTTCATCTGTCCCCCCTGAATAAATGAAAGTCAAAAAGGTTTTACTATAGTGATCATCGGTAGCTTCTTTTCGAATTTCGTACTCCCAAACATAAATCTGATCATCAAATTTTTTCCTATAGAAAATATATCCTCTACCGTCTTCTAATCTGGTTTTGTTTCTTCTTACGTGTACTGAAATTGAGTCATGAGCAACATTCCAAATTGATTTTGCAATTTCGAAAGCCTCGTATATTTTTTGTCCTGAGTATTTTACAGTTTTATCAATCTCTTTTTGTAGATCAGATTCTAATTTGGGTGGTCTTTTAGCAATCAAATCTTTGAACAATATTTCATCATCATTTGATGTTAATTTCTTTTTGATTGTTAACATTGTATTTTCCTTGGAGATTGATTGGAGATTCGCCAAATGAAGAGATAGTTCGACAAAGTCAGGATATATTTTGAGTTCGTCAAATCTTTTGTCACATTTTTGCAAATAGGCTAAGAGAGTATATTTCTTGTGCTCAAAGTCTATGGGGTCTTGAAATATCCATTCAGGGTCTAATTGAAAAGTACTTTTTTTGGTTTTGGTTGCCATAGAAAAAATATAATATTTTAAAACCCTTAATCAATTCTGAATATGTAGTATTCTTCACCCATAACTTTGAAAATCTCATAGTTCCCATCATAAGAGCTTAGTTGTCCATAACCATCTTGATCAACAACCGCCTTAACGAATTCATCAATATCAATGTAATCTTCAATATTAAGTCCGTGATCTTCCATGAAGTACTCTATATTACGTTCAGCATAAGTAACTAAATCTTCAACTTTTTCTTCCATCAAAGCGTCAGGCCAATCTCCATCAGGTTGTGATTCAATCTCTTCAATTTCGTTCTCCAGTTCTTCGATTTGTTCATCTATCTCCTCGATTTTTGATTCAACTCTTTCGATCTCATCTTCATCCTCCAATTCAATCGTTAAATTATCCAAATCATCTTTTTGTTTTTCTAATCTAGAAATTACGGTCTTTTTGTAGTTGATGGTATCGATTTGTTTTGTACTTAATAATCTATCATCATCTGATAAATAAACGTCAGGATTCTGATACACGTCGTCCTCGTAAAGATCCCTTGCATAAGTCAAGACAGCATCCTCGTCAATATAACCAGAATAAAAACTTTTATTAAAACCTACAATTCCGATATCGTCAATAAGAGATCTAACATATTCTTCAGCTGCCTCTTCAACTTCTGATTCTGTACCAACCGCAAATGTTTGTCCATAGAAATCATCGTGAGTAACCTCAAACTGAGAAAGTCCATAATGTTCGTATCTTTGTGGTATGATGTAATAAACATCTATCATTTCCAAGATCTCGTCTCTCTCGTCTTCTAATTCTGTAATTTGATCATATATGTCGGATCTAAATTCAGGGTCTGCCTCATATTCAGCATTTAATTGGTCCAACTGTACCTGAATTTCAGAGAGTCTTTCTTCTTGTTCTCTATCCCTTACATTGGCACCTTCACTTTCCAAGTAATTCAGAACCGCCCAAGCCATTTTCCCCTCATCATCTATATCATTTGTCAGAGCCCATTCTTGTTCTACCCTCCTTTCATCAGCCTCCGCTCTTTTTGCCATTTTGATCCTCTGAACCTCCAACCTTCTTTGTTTTTCGGCTTCCATCTTCTGACGTTTCTTTTCCTGTTCAGTCTTAACTTGTTCAGAATATTCAGTGTTCAAATAAGATTTGATCTTTTCCATCAAGCTCTTAAACTCTGCGGTTTCAAATAACGATGGATTTCTCAAAGCATTATCCACTGCATCATAAAAAGACTCATCACCATCGAACTTCAATGACAAAGCAATTTTATAATTCGGGTCACTCGAAGGGAGAGTTTTGTCGATAATGTAAAATAACTTCCCATCAGTATTATATCTGTTGAAAGTATCTGAGGAGTCTCTTCCGCTAGTACACCACTTAGTTCCCTTACCATAATAACAGGAGGACTCATGACTGAGAGGATTAACCACAAGGTATTTTGGAGATTCATAAACCACATTCGCACCTTGTACCTTCTTATAATTTCTTTTTTGTTTTTCGGCGTATTTGTTGAGTTCGTCCTGTAGCTGTTCAATTGTGGTATATTGGAATATATCTGTCTTAGCTAAATTTGATCCGAACTTATTGAAGTAATCCAAAAGATTTTTCACAATAGGGAACTTAGTATCGAAACCTATTTGATCCAATACCTTAGCAGCCCAAGGATAATACTTGGAGGGAATTTCATCGATAATTTTTTCCATCTGTTCTTGCGAAAATTTCTTACCGAATTTCTCCCTCAGGTCAGATACCCTACTTTCAACCAAAATTATTTTTTCCTCCATTGAAATCTTTATTTGATAAATATTAAAAGGGACATATATTTATCTACATAAACAAAATTTAAAAATCGTTCACCATGGGATGCGGATGTAAAAATAAAGGAAATCAAACAAATCAAGCTCCTCAAACACCACAAGAGCAACAAGCACAGAAAGTTCAACTAGCGAGACAAGTTAACGAAGATGTGAAAGCAGCCATTAAAAAGACTGTTGAGAAGTACTACAACAAGAACAAATCCTAAAAGGGATATAGGAGAACAACTCAATTAGTAAGGGAAGAGAAAATCTTCCCTTTTTTTGTATTTATATCATATGGCAGACATACAAGAATTTTTGGAAATGTTCAACGACGGTGAACTTGAAGTCGAAAAGTATTTCGGAGATTACTCTGTTTGGTTTAACCTATTGAAAAAGAGAGGATTGATAGACGAGATAGATCCTCAAAATGCCGGTGATTCACAGGTATGGCAAAATCAATATCTTTTATGGGCATATCAACACGACAAGTCTCGTTTTTACGATTGGATTGAAAAGTTTTTATCAGATGTTGAATTTGAAAATGGAAAAGCCTTTTTAGTAACGAAAGATAGAGAAGATTTAGCAGAGTTATTCTGTGATAATAGAAGAAATGATATCAGTCAAGATACAATTCGATCAATTTTAAGTGGTGAGTATGATTGGGAGAGGCATTGGGACACTACCGATGATGTGGTAAGAGATGTTGTAGAAGAACTGAATAAAGAAAATCTCGAATTATTCAAAAAGAGGTTATATGAAGAATTGAAAGGTAAGCAACTTTCTCCTGAAACAAGTGAGATGGAATTAATAGCGTCGGAACAAGGTCATAACGATTTTTGGGAAATTACACCCGAAAATCTTGATAGAATCATAAAAGATGATGAGTCATTAAACTCCCTGTTGGACGATGAGTTGAAAGATATGCGATCTGATTTATACTCAATACATTCAAACGCATATAATTCAGCTTACGAAACTAGTGTATACAATGAAATAATGAATGAACTAAGTGAATACTTCGAAGGGGATGGTACGTGGGTGGAAAGACCTCATCCTTTCAAAAAAGATACAAAAATCCAATATTTTAAATTACCAATAATTGATTTGAATGGGTTCCTGATTGATTATTTGGATTCTAACAAAAAATATGGTAACTCCGGTACGATTGAGTATTTTGGGTCACTTATTGGTCTACTCAAAGAGGATAAGGATTGTCTTTCACCAAGGGTTCCTGATTATCCTGACTATCACCTTGTAGATAAACATATCAACGAATACTTTTCAGATTATTTTTAATGGGACTTTTAAACAATTTAGACGAACAAAAAAGGGAGTACATACATAAAAAACCCCCAACTAATATTAGAAAGATCTTAGATCAAATTAAATTATTTGAGGTCTATCCAAATATTTTTGCCATTGTCATAAAAGACGACAAACTAAGATCAAGAGTATTTTTGAGATACCAAGAGTTCTATGAATCTGACTCTGATAGTTTCAGAGGTAAATCATTTAAGTGGGAGGATTATATTAAGTTCTACAAAGAAAAGACAAAGAATGATTATTTCTCATATCATGAGGACTTTGCAGGATACAATATCCCATGTGATACAATCGAAGCTTGTAAAGCCAAAATACCTGATCTTAACATATATGATATGATAATGTTCAGTATCACCGACACAATCAAAAAAATAGTTGGTAGTCAACCATACTATCTAATAGGAATCGATCAAGATACAGGTGGTGATCCATCATTAATTTTCCATGAGGTTGCCCATGGACTGTGGTTTTCAGATCCTGAGTTCAAAAAACAGATGACCAAAGCTATTAATGAGATGGATGATAATGTCAAAAGTAAGATGATTGAGAAGATAAAAGACTTTGGTTATGGTGACAATGTATACATGGATGAATTACAAGCCTACCTTGCAACAGGTCTTTCAGGTTCAATGAATAGAATCAAAAACATAAAACAAGCGATGGTTCCGTTCAACCAGATATTTATGAGATATGCTTCAAAGATAAATCCTAAACCGATACCAATCGATTGGAGCACAGACTTAGACAGATGATGAAAATTTTGAACATATTATCAAACTTACTTACTGAAGCCAAAAGATATCAGTTCGATCCTGAAACACGTATGAAACTGATTTCAGTTGTTGAGGAATTGTGGAAAGACAGAAACAAGCCTTATAAGGGAAAGACATTGGTAGATCAAATAAGATTTAGGATGGCTGATCAAACAGAGGGACTTGTGAAGGTTTATGTTAATCCAAGACTGAAATACATTGGATATATGGGTAATAGACCCAAGAAATCCTTGGATCCTGCTGATTTATATGTTGAGGTTAACCCAAAGTTCTATGAGTCAAAAAAGAACCTTTATTTGACCTTATATCACGAAATGATTCATGCCTCTGACCCGATGCAATCACATAAGTGGTCACCAAGATACGATTTAACATACGATGAAAAATCAGATGAAAAGTATTGGGGTCATCCTATTGAATTCTTTGCAATATCCAACGAGTTTTTGGAAGGATTGGTCAATGAGTTCGAAAGAAGATATGAAAGGTTGAAAAACACTGATAACAAAAAAGTTTTACTGAAATCATTACAAAATATAATGAATTACTTCGCCAAGAACGAACCTCTGACAAAACAATCACTGAATATCATCCAAAGAATTAACGATGACAGTATCGGAGCCGGTAAGTTCGGTCAGATATTAGCAAACATTCAAACTGATTATCCTGAAACATCTGAGATGATTCCAGCAAGTTATGAGGACGAACCATACTACCTACACTATGTACAAATGATCAAGAAATTTAACCCAAAGATATGGCCTAAGTTCTTATCGATGTTATACACCACATCCAACGAAATAAAAGATATTATTAACAAAGAAAAAGGGGTTTAAATTAACCCCTTTTCTTTTGCTTTATTTTCTAAGAATTCTAATCGGTTTTCAGACTCATCAAGAATCAGTTTTTGTTCATTGATTGCTTGTATGGATGCCGATACAATTTCAGCGTATTTTACAGTTCTGAAGTTAGTTGCGGATTCTAAAATTACCGCTTCAGGAAACACAACCTCAATTTCTTGTGCAACAAATCCATAATCTTTATTTGGTGAAACTCTTACAATCTGATCGTCTTTATCTCTCCAAACTCTTTTATAGGTTACACCTCTTATCTTAGATATTTTCTTAATTGCCTCGTCGATTGTTACAACTGACTGTTTTAATCTAATATCTGACGGAGGTCCTGTTGGTCCCTGATTACCTTGGTAACCTTGAGCACCTGTCGGTCCCTGAGGTCCTGGAGGTCCAGCATATCCCTGAGGTCCTGGAGGTCCTACCGTTCCCTGATTACCGCCAGGTCCTTGACCTCCTGTTGGTCCTTGACCTCCTTGAGGTCCTCTTGGTCCTTGTGGACCTTGAGCACCAACTCCTCCTTGATTTCCTCTGGCACCTTGTTTACCGGTAAAGCCTTGGGGTCCTATTGGAGCGTTACCTTGTGGACCTTGAGCACCTTGTGCACCTATTGGTGAGTTACCTACAGGTCCTTGAAACCCTACAGGTCCTTGATAACCTGTAGCCCCTTGAGGTGCATTTCCTTGAGCACCTTGAGCACCAACATTACCTGTCGGTCCTTGTGGTGAAGGTCCTTGAGCACCTTGAGCACCAACATTACCTGTCGGTCCTATCGGTGAGGGTCCTTGGTTACCCCTCGCACCTTGAGGTCCTGTGGCTCCGATCGGAGATGGTCCTTGACCTCCTCTATTTCCCTGAGCACCTTGAGCACCTATCGGAGAGTTTCCTACCGGCCCTCTAGGTCCTTGCGGGCCCTGAGATCCAATTGGTGAGGGTCCTTGACTACCTCTATTTCCTGTTGCACCCTGTGCTCCAATTGGAGAGGGTCCTGTTGTTCCTTTTGGCCCTTGCGCCCCCTGCGGTCCCTGAGATCCAATTGGTGAGGAACCTTGATTACCTCTTGGTCCTTGTGCACCTATCGCACCTTGTGGTGATGGTCCTTGACCCCCTTTGGCTCCTTGCGCACCTATCGCTCCTGTTGGTCCTTGCGGAGAGGCTCCTTGTGATCCTCTAGCACCTGTTGGACCTGTTGGACCTTGTGGAGAAGGTCCTTGGTTACCCTTCGGGCCCTGAGGTCCTGTAGCACCGACATTTCCTGTTGGTGAATTACCTTGAGCTCCTTGTGCACCTATTGCTCCTGTTGGTCCTTGCGGAGAGGGTCCTTGTGAACCTTTGGCTCCTTGTGCACCAATAGCACCAACTGCACCTGTAGGGGACGCACCTTGAGCTCCTTGTGCACCTATTGCTCCTGTTGGTCCTTGCGGAGAGGGTCCTTGTGAACCTTTGGCTCCTTGTGCACCTATTGCCCCTCCAGTACCTGTTGGTGAAGCTCCTTGTGAACCTCTTGCCCCTGTTGGTCCCGTTGCACCCTGAGGTGAAGGTCCTTGGTTACCCTTCGGGCCCTGAGGTCCTGTAGCACCCACATTTCCTGTTGGTGAATTACCTTGAGCTCCTTGTGCACCAACTGGACCTGTTGGACCTTGTGGTGAAGGTCCTTGTGACCCTTTAGCCCCTTGAGCTCCGATAGCACCAACTGCACCAGTAGGTGACGCACCTTGAGATCCTTGTGCACCAACTGGACCTGTTGGACCTTGAGGAGAAGGTCCTTGTGAACCTTTGGCTCCTTGTGCACCAATAGCTCCGGTTGGCCCTTGTGGAGACGCACCTTGTGATCCTCTTGTACCCGAAGGACCTGTAGCTCCTTGAGGTGAAGGTCCTTGACCTCCTTTGGCTCCTTGTGCACCTTGTGCTCCCGTATTACCAATTGGTGAAGGTCCCTGGGCCC